CCACAAACAGGCGGTGGTAGAGGTTCAGCACAGTTTGCCGCCACCGATCCACGCAGGGTAGACTTGAACAGCTCAAAAAATCAAAATACTTCTTCGTGGCAATCACCAAGCAGTACTACACCGTCGTCAAATACCAATTCGTCTACCAGTTTGCCGTCACCTAAGGCATCTTCACCTGCCGGACAACCAGTATCTAACAATACAACCGTAAGCGCACCTAATAAGAATTCGTCACAAAATACAAGTGTAAATAAAAGCACACAAGTAATGGCACCGAAAGATCAATAATGTCACTAAACACAGAACGTACCACCGGTAGAGCATCGAATTATAAATTTGATCGTGGAGGAATGCCTACAGATTTTGGACCCTTCAGTGGCGAGATAATGAATAATGTAGATCCAACGCGAAGTAATCGTGTACAAGTTTACATTGAACAATTCGCCGGCACTGACAAAACCAACAAGTCATTATGGCGTACTGTAAGCTACTGTCCACCATTTGGAGGAGCATCTCCTAAAACTAGTACTAGTGCCGGTACAGGCAGTTATGGCGATTCTAATAATCAACAAAGCTATGGAATGAATTTTAGCCCGCCGGATGTTGGCGTTAGTGTACTGTGCTTTTTTATTGGTGGAGATCCTAATCAAGGATATTTTGTAGGTTGTATACCATCACAAGGTGTTAGTCACATGGTGCCGGCCATAGGAGCCACAGAAAATGCCGCCACTCAAAATACCAATCAAGCAACGTATTTTGCCAATAGTCCGCAGTTGCCTGCCACTGAAATCAACAACTCGTCTAACAATACTGCTATAAACGAAAACCCACAGTTCTTTAACCAACAAAAACCAGTTCACAGTTATCTAGCCAGTGTATTATTTCAACAAGGGGTTGTTAATGATCCAATCAGAGGAGCCATAACTTCTTCTAGTCAGCGAGAAAGTCCAAGTTCGGCATTTGGTCTTAGTACTCCTGGCAGACCTATATATCAAGGCGGATTAAATGATGCTACTATTAAAGATCAAGTAGCATCTGGATCTGTAGCACCTGATGCAGTTAACGTAGTAGGACGTAGAGGTGGACACAGTTTAGTGTTAGATGATGGTGATGTAAGCGGCACAAACAATTTAGTGCGGATTAGAACAGCAAAAGGTCATCAAATCACCATGAGTGATGATGGTAATTGTTTTTATATTATGCATGCCAGTGGTCAAGTATGGTTAGAGTTCGGGCAAGAAGGTACTTTGGATGTCTACGCTACTAATTCTATTAATTTACGTACTGAAGGCGATATAAATCTACATGCTGATAGAGATTTTAATGTGTATGCGGGTAGAAACATCAATATGAAAAGCAATGTTAACACTACCTTACAAAGCGTAGGTACAACCACTATAAACAGTAAAGACGTATTAACTGCCTTCAGTGAAAAAGCCATCAAAGTCAAAAGTAACGGAGCCTTAACCATTGACTCATCTGGCGGAACTTGGTTAGGTGGCAACAACATCACGCTTCAAGCCAGTGGAATTGACCTTAATCCAGGATCAGCACCTGCTGTCACCGCTCCAAAAGCATTGATCAAGCGCACTATGCCAGGTACTAAATTCAATACCAGCACTGGATGGACTGTGTCACCTACTGCGATTGAAAGCATTGTCACTCGGGCACCTAGCCATGAACCTTGGCCTTATCACAATCAAGGGGTTCAGGTGGATGTTAAGTTGTCAGATGATAGCAATAGCTCGCCACCCGGAGCACCTACTGTGCCACCCGGGGTTAGTATAACCAAAATATCATGAGTAAATTTACCTATTCTCTACCGTCAGGGGCAGTATTTACAATGACAGCTCCGGAAGGCACTAGTCAAGCAGCCGCCGATGAAATATTTTATTCTCAAGCAGCCGCCGGCACTTTTGTAGGATATAAACCAGGGGACACCTTAACGCACCCTACTCACTCGTTTAATAATTTTGGTATATCACGTTTACAACGCGGCACTGCCGGTGTCGATGACAAGACGCTATTGGCTGTTATATCAAAACTACCAATAGTGGCACCAGTGCCTGAACTAGCGCACGTGCCGGTTCCAAACCCCATTAATCAAACCAACTTTATTCAAGTCAACAGCAATCCTAGTCAAGGAGTTTTTGCTACGCCTCCTACTCCTATAGGGTCTTTATCTTCAACACAAGTACAAGCGCTGATGGCGCAGACTGCGGCAGTGATTAATCAAGATGCTACATCTATAACACAAGAGTCAGGAATAGGAAAGTATGGATTTAATGCGCAACAACTGGAACGAGTAGGTTATATCAAACCAGGATACTCACAGAGATTTTGTCCACTTGATGTCAGCACACAGGCTAATCCAGATATTTTTGTTGCCTTTATGAAAAGCCCAACTCCGTGGACTGGACTAAACGGAGTATTAAGTGTAAATGATATATTAAATAACGAAGCACTTCAAAATCAAATTCAAACAACTCTTATGAGTCAAAGCCATGACGCACTGGTATCGGCAGGACTTATACAAGCTCAATCTACTGATACAACCAGTGTAAATACCGGACAGGTATACACCGCTGACGGTACATTGACAAAAACAGCGCCGTTGACTTTACTGGCATTGGCTCCGAAATCTAATTCCTCTGACGCTTTAGTAAACAACAATCTCTATAGTACAGCAGCCAGTGTAATCGGAAAAATAAAAAACCCAATCGACTTAGAAGCAGCCAGGTTAGATCCATATCCTGTTGGGATAGTGCCTGATAGCATACAAGGACTAGGTGTGAATGCGGTAGCATCTTATAGTTCAGGTCTTAACAGCTTGTCTACCGGTGCCGTTGGATTTTCTACCAATACACTAAACAACAGAGCTATGGCCAGCGGAGAAATCTCCCCTCAGTTATCAGGGTTAGCCACAGGATTAGCCGGCAGTACAAATCTAACGGCATCGATCGCTTCATCGTTAAATGGAGACATAGGTGCTTTGGTAGTCAATGCCAGTAAATTCGGTTCAAGCGTGACAGCATCCTGGTCACAAAACGCTCCTGCGTTGAATGCCATCGGAGGAGAAGGACTAGCAGGACTAGGAAATAACTTACCAACACAAGGTCTTCGTGTACCCGGTATTCCTGGGTTGCCATCAATACCTGGTATACCAGCAATACCCGGTATTCCTGGGTTGCCAAAACTACCGGGAATGCCAAATCTTGGAACAGGACTATCATCTAATCTTAATATGTTTGGTAAATCTTCTCAATTCGGAATAAATTTCAGCGATTTTTCATTAAGTAGCGCAGTAGCAGGAGTACAACCAGCCGCGGCCTTTAGCAACACCGTTAATCGCGCTACGTTAGATGCGTCAGTGACAAGGATTATAGGTACCAACAAAATTGCGGCTCCGACCTTTGAACCTCCATCCCCAGCTAGTTTAGGTAGCATAGCTGATGTATCACAAGCTCAAAGTTTATTGGCTAAAGTTAATGCTGTTGCCGGTGGTGGACTTGGATCGTTGAATGTAGGCGCTGTAGGCGGACTTGGTCAAGTGTCTGGTCTAGTAAATTCTGCTAAAAACCTAACAAGCGGTCAGCCACAAAGTGCTTTAGCACAGTTAATGAACACAAGAAAGTTCTAAATTTAACAAAATAAATACACATTATGACCAAATTTGTCGGGTTCAACACCATTAATCAAAATAAACAATTTACTCTTTTAGATTACGATTTAATAAAAAGAGATTTGTTAAATGCCTTCAACATTAGACAAGGTGAAGTCGTTGGACGCCCAGGGTACGGAACCTTAATCTGGAGCTATTTGTTTGAAAATCAAACTCCAGAAACACAAACAGCCATTCAAAAAGAAATTCAGCGGGTGGTTGCCGGAGATCCTAGACTGTACCTCAATAACATTAACATATATCCACAAGAAAATGGTATATTAATAGAGCTTGAACTACAAACGGTTGCTACTACTGATACTCAAATTTTGTCAGTATTCTTTGATCAAGTACAAAGAAATGCCAGTTATGTTTAGTATATAATCTGGACAGATTATACTGTAATAAATACTTAAACAATAAAAACTATGGCAACCACAACAAGACAAACAACGCTTTTTGGTATCGAAGACTGGAAAAAAATCTACCAAACATATAGTCAAGGAGATTTTCAAAGCTATGACTTTGAAACTTTGCGCAAAAGTTTCATTGATTATCTGCGTCTTCAGTACCCAGAAACTTTTAATGATTATATTGAATCATCAGAGTTCATTGCGTTGCTAGATGTTATGGCTTTTATGGGTCAAGCACTGGCATTTCGTTCAGATTTAAATGCTCGTGAAAATTACATCGATACAGCCGAACGCAGAGACAGCGTTATTAAACTGGCTAATTTAGTCAGCTACAGTCCACAGCGTAATACACAAGCCAGCGGATATTTAAAAGTATTATCGATCACTACTACAGAAAATGTCACAGACTATAACGGAATTGACCTAGCTAATATTACAGTCAACTGGGCAGATCCAAGTAATTATGATTGGCAAGAACAATTTACTACTATTATAAATGCTAGTTTAGTTAATACTCAAAAAATCGGGGTACCTAGCAACAGTCAAACTATATTAGGAGTTGGTACTCAAGAATATACCATCAATTTAGTACCAGGTTATTTGCCAGTGGTGCCGTACGTTGCTACCATTGACGGAATTAGCATGCCATTTGAAGCTGTTAGTTCAACTTCAATGGGACAATCTTACATTTATGAACCAGCTCCATTGCCAAATGGGCAATTCAACATCTTATTTCGCAATGATCAGTTAGGCTATTCTAGTGCTAATACAGGATTTTTCTTTTACTTCAAGCAAGGTTCGCTACAAAATCAAGATTTTAATTTACCTGATAGCATTTCTAACCGTACTGTTGATATCGGTATCGACGGCGTAAACAATACCGATGTTTGGTTATATCAGTTAGACTCTTTAGGCAATGTACAGTTGGAATGGGACAAGGTAGAATCAGTATATGCGTCAGTTGTTGACCAAATATCAACGACTCTGCGCAGTGCGTTTTCAGTTACCAGCAGACTCAACGATCAAATTACTTTGGTATTCGGTGATAATGTTTTTTCGGCAATCCCAGTAGGTCAATTTAGATCCTATGTCCGTGCTTCAAATGGTTTAAAATATACCATTAATCCAGAAAGCATGCAATCTGTTCAAATACCTATTTCTTATGTTAGCCGTACAGGAACTATCGAAACAGTTACTTTTACTTGCGGAATAACAACAACTGTAACCAATGCTTCTCCTCGTGAAACCATAACACAAATTAAAGAACGTGCTCCTGCGCGATACTATACACAAAATAGAATGGTAAATGGCGAAGACTATACAAATTTTCCTTTTACAACTTACAATTCTATTATTAAAAGTTCTGCTCTTAATAGAAGTAGCATAGGTACTAGTCGTTATCTAGACCTAGTTGATCCTACCGGCAAATATTCTTCTACCAATGTCTTCGGTGACGATGGAGCTTTATGGTATACCAATACCGCTTCTGCTTTTACTTTTGCTTGGCAAACTACCACTGATATTAACAATTTTATTTTAAACAAACTAGCACCAATATTAAGCAATGTTACGATGAAGCAGTTTTATCATGCTAACTTTCCTAGACCAGATTTATCAGCATTAAATTATAGTTGGAATGAAAGCACAACCATTGTAAATGAAACCACAGGATACTTCCAAAATAGCAACGGAGTCCCAGCGGTAGTAGGCACAACTGCAATCAACAATGCTCGATTTATTATAGAAGGTTCATTGATTAAATTTATACCTCCAACTGGTTATTACTTTGATGTCAACAATGAATTACAACTTGGTGTACCAACAACAAATCATGACCATTTAATAATCTGGGCAAGTCCGAGATCCATCGTTGGTACAGGAACTAACAATGGGTTAGGTAATTTATCTGACGGATCAGGCCCAGTGGTTCTTAATACGTATGTGCCTACTGGAGCTATTGTAGCCAGTGTTATTCCTTTATTTGTTAATACATTTAGTACTGCCACACAAACCAGCATTATTAATCAAATTTTAGTAAATGCTAATTTTGGATTAGGATATGACAATACCGGAGCCATTACTGGCACTCCTTATTCTTGGTACATAATTACTGCGCCTAATCTTAATCAAAGCACTGCCAGCTGGGGACAAGGCTATGCTGGCAACAGCGATGGAGTGAATTTAGACGCCAGTTGGATCATTCAATGTACGTACGATGGCTTACAATATACAACAAAATCTCGCAGTTTAAATTATTATTTTGGCAGCGTAATGGAAGTACGTTTTTTCTTTGATAATAGTCAGTCAATATATGACAGTCGAACTGGTACAGTTATTAGCGATTACATTAAAGTATTAAAAACAAATAGTCAACCAGATTCTAATCAACCTTTATTAGATGATATAGGACTTAAAATCATTGGACAACCAGTGCTTAGTGATGGATTAATTGACGATTATCAAATATCAGTCGGTTATCAAGATTATAATAATGATGGTATTCCGGATGATCCAGATTTTTATAGTAAGTTGGTAGGAATCTCGCCAACTTACTCATCAACGGCAGTTCCGTATGTATTTTTCCAGTTAACTTCTGATTTTGATAATTTAACTCGTTATTTGTTACAACCATCGAATAGCGTTATTAGTTTATATCCATTATTATCTGTTATTGAATTACACAAAGAAGAATATGTTACAGGTCAAATGTTTTATGCTTACGAAGAAAATAATTTTTATCAATTAACACTGACAACGCAAAATATAAGAATATTAACATTGACCTCAGGCTGGATAGCAAATGTAGGAAGACAAGATTTGTATTTTCAATATAGGCATAACAGTGGATTGTCTAATTTAATTGATCCGGGTAGTACTAATATTATTGATTTGTATGTAGTTACTTCAGAATATTATACAGCATACCAACAATGGATCCAAGATACAACCAATACAGTTACCAAACCAGCGGCTCCAACCATCAATGAATTAACTACAGCATATTCTGGACTTTTAAACTATAAAATGATAAGTGACAATATGATATTGAATAGCGTGGAATTTGTGCCATTATTCGGTAGCAAAGCTCCTACGGCACTGCAAGCTATGATTAAAGTAGTACCAGCAGCCAATAACAATGCCAGCAATAATCAAATACAAAATATGATATTAGCAACAATGAATGCTTATTTTGATATTTCTAATTGGGATTTCGGTAACACTTTTTACTTCTCTGAACTAGCAGCCTATATACATGCACAAATTGGAAATTATGT